TAACCTCCTCAATGATGAATCCGCAGCTAGCACAGAAGGTAGTGGATTTATGGCAAGGTGGGGGTGGGTATACAGCACTAAGCAAGTTGCAGACTTCCAAAATATCAGCGTAAATGCTGCCTATGATTTAGCGGTGGTAGAGTACTTAAATACATTGGCTTACTTAAAGGATTACAACAAAGACAAAGATCAGCAGTATAAAAAATGGCAGTTGCAACAAAGGCTCAAGTAGCAAATTTAAACATTGGAGGCAAAAGGCTTTCAGGCGGTGAGTACATCGCTGCTGTGGATGATGTTCTTGTAGTCAATGTCAAGACTGCTATGGAGAAGCTAGGCATAAGGCTAGTTTCAGAACTTGCGAAAAATGCTCCTGCTGATTCAGGCAAACTTGCAACCTCATTTTCAAAGTTTGATGTAGTTGAAACAAAGACAGGCTACAAGCTAGAAATCAAAGTAGGTGTGGACTATGCAGACTACATTGACAAAGGGGTCAAGGGTATTCGAAATAGACGAAAGACCTACCCAAATGCGGATGGCAAGTTCTACCAATTTAAGACCTACGGAATGCCACCTGAAGCCTTGCAAAGCCTGCAGGGATGGATGCAAAGAAAAAACATGGAGATCGAGGCAACAAACCTGATCGAAGGTAGGCAGATGCTTCCACAGATCTCTTCTTCAGCCAAGAGGCTAGCATATTACATCAAGAAATATGGTATAGAAGGAAGGCAGTTTATCAAGAAATCAATAGATGCAGCAACACCTGAATTTCAAGTAGACCTTCGAACCATCGGCCAAGATACCCTCATTTTAAAAGTAAGCAAATGATAACTTTAACACAGCCATCCATCAGCATCCTTCCTGGATTCAATAGGATAAACTATCAAATAGTATCTACCAACGCAACGGAGGTAGGCTTCAAGTATGTAGTCAAGGTCTACAATTCAGACGATGAATTGATAACCACTGCATACTATGACAGCCCTGCCGATCCTGCTGATGCAGTGGAATTTGATGTTTCTAAGTTTGTATCTACGCAGTTTGCCTATGATAAGGGATTCTATGAGACGGCTACTTCTTCAAGTAGCAGCAATATCATTAAGGGATTCTACCTGAAGTGTTATGAGTATTATGAGGTAGGCGGTGAGTTCGTAATTGTCTTGGCTTCCGAGGTGGTTTCCTCCACCAAATACGCTTTGGCTGCTGCCTTTCCTTTGCTTGAATTGGATGACTGGTATGCGGATGTGAACCTATATAATGGAGTAAGCAATACTACCTACAAGCCTTTAACGGCATGGGACACGATCAAAGTGAGGCAGACAGATGCCCAGGTATTCGGCTTCATAAATTCAGGACTTTTGACAAATGTGGAACTGATAGTGACTTACAATAATGCCACAACACAGACCTACTATATTACTCCTTCGGCAGTGGCAAGCCTTCAAGTGACCTACTTTCAGATCACTCCTTTGACCTATGGCGGCAATGTAGCTTCGATTCAACTCTTTGCAAATTGGAATAACGGATCAGCGAGAAGATACAAGTTTGCAACCCTATTCACGCAGGAATGCGGCAAGTTTGATCCTATGCGGATTGCTTACCTTAACAAATACGGCACTTTTGACTTCTTCAATTTTGACTTGGTAAACAAGACTACTTTTACTATCGAAAAAAAGGGCTATCAGCGGGACTATAACGGCAGCATCTATGAAGCCAATGGGGTAGTGGTCAAGAATGTAAACCCTGTTTATTTTACGAATGAAACTCAAGTTTGGCGGGTGATCTCGGACTACTTGAACGATGCTCAAAGCGAATTGATCAGGGAGTTGTACTCTTCTCCTTTGGTCTACATGAACCTAGTGAATGATAATTACATCAGGCCATCATGGATTCCTGTGAAGCCAAATGCGACATCCTACGAGGTCAAAAAGACTTTAACGGATAAACTATTCAACTTGGAAATAGACCTTGAATTTGGGCTTGAAAATAACAGACAGGTGATATGAGTGCTAGACTATTTGTAGAAGGGATCGAGGTAGATACCCTTGGGGATATTGATGTAGAGTTCACCTATTCGGTGGCGGATGTTACCGATATTGACAGGAGGAATACTTCCTATTCAAAGACGATCACCTTGCCTTCTACTTCAAAGAACCAGGTGCTATTCGGCAACATCTTTGATATTTCGGTTTCCAATGATTACTATGTAGGGGATGCCAATATAAACGCAAACTTCAATCCTGCCAAGCAAGCCAAGGCACAGATCTTCCTTGAAAATGTGAAGATCTTTGATGGAGTGATTCGCATGATGAAGATCAATAACCTATCAGGGAATATCCTTTATGAAGTCAATGTATTTGGTAGGCTTCGGGATATCCTCCACGAACTAGGGGACAAAACCCTAGCGGATCTAAATTTTGATGACTATGATCACACTTGGAATAGAACGAATATCGAGGCTTCATGGGCTAGGACAGAATATGTGGAAGGTGCTAATAACTATGTCTATCCCTTGGTGGATTACGGCATCAGTGCTGACGGCATCACCTACCCTATTCGGAACTTCAAGCCTGCTGTATTTGTATCAGAAATCCTGCGAAGGATATTCGATGAGGCGGGCTTTCAAATCACAGCACCTATATTCGATTCCGTATACTTCAAGAAGCTGATCCTAGTAACAGGCGAGAAGGAAATCACTAGAGAATCCACTACACTGCTAGATCAAACTCCTGTGCTTTATCAGCAGGAAACTACTGCCACACCTACATTCACTAGACTGCTAAATTTCAGCAGCACTTTGGCAACTGGCTTCACTATTCAAAATTCGGGTACTAGATTCAGATGGAATAAAACTCAAAGTTTGAACACAGGATTGAACTTGAATTTGAGACTATCCTTTGAATCGCTAGAAGCATTCACAAATAATCAATGGACTATTTCTGTTTTGAAAAACGGATCGGAGATATTGTCTTCTACTAGGAATGTGCAGCTAATTTCAGCAGGGCAGTTCTACCTTTGGAATGTAGAAATTACAGGCGGGATATCGCTTGCCTTAAATGACTACTTTGAGATCAGGCTAGAAGGCCAAGCACAGGGTGGTGCAGGATATAATGCAAACATTCAGACCGAAGTGGTAATTGCACCAATCGGGTATTTTAAGATCGGGAACACTGTGCCTGTGGCTGTGGAATTGGAAGAAGGTGACACGATGAAGATCAGATACACCTTGCCGAAGTCTATGAAGCAGCGGGACTTTTTCAAGTCAATTATCTCGATGTACAATTTGTATGTTACGCAGGATAAGCTGCGGACAAATGTGCTAGAGATCATCCCATATAATGAGTTCTACCAAACTTTCAAGGATCAGGCATTGGACTGGTCTGACAAACTAGATGTAGGTCAGGAGGTCAGCATCACTCCTTTGAGCGAGTTGACAGCCAAGGAATACAGGCTGCAATTTGACACAGATCAGGACTACTGGAGCGAATTTTACAGGACTAAATTCAATCAGGTCTATGGGGAAAGCAGAACGATCATTGATAATGATTTTATCCTAGACACCAAGACTGTGAAGGTAGTCTTTGCTCCTCCTGTTATGCGGGAGCAAGTGGCAGGTCAGATAATGATTCACTTGTACAAAGTAGAGAATGGGCAAAAAGTGCCTGACAATTTCAAGCCTAGGATCGCTTACTTTAGCCCTGGAGCAGCTAGTCCTACTTCTTGGAATATCACCTATGCTTCGGGCAATGTGGCCTACAATACCTACCCTTATGCGGGTCACTTGGACAGCCCAGTAGATCCTGTTAATGATGTGCTTTTTGCAGCACCTAGGGAGGTATATTTCTCCATTGGGCTTTACCCTCAAAATAGCAACCTATTTACCCAATACTATCAGGGATTAATTAGTGCGATTGGTGACAGGAATAGCAGGCTTTTGGAAGGCTATTTCTACCTGACACCTACCGATATCATGGAACTAGACTTCCGCAAGATCATTAAGGTAGGAAACCACTTTTTTCAGCTTGAAAAGGTGGATAAGTACAACCCGATCGCAAACGGATTAAGCTATGTTTCCCTATTTAAGATCCTTGGAAATATCAGCCCTGCAGACTATGACTTCATCCTTCTTGAGGATGATAGCTACATGCTTCAGGAAAACGGAGTAAGCAGATTTTATATTTAAAAATTATGGCAGATAAGAGAATAAGTCAACTCATTGAGAGAACGGATATCGCAAATAATGATGTCCTTCCTATTGTAGCAAGCGGTGCTACCACTACCAACAAGGTCACTATTTCAACGATCCAAACATGGATGCAGGATAACCTAGATGTGGGGGTGACTTCCGTAGGCCTTTCTATGCCTTCGGCTTTTGTGGTATCAAATAGCCCTGTAACTGCGAGCGGTAATATCACTGTGACAGGAGCGGGTACAGTTGCTCAATACATTCGAGGCGATGGTAGCCTTGCTGACTTTCCTACAGGTGGTGGAGGTGGATCTTCAGTATCTTATTACCTTAATGGATCAGTATCTCAAGGTACTATCGGAGGGATTGCTTATTTAGAAATGAATAAGACACCGATCCTAGGTGCAGGAACTGATTTTACGATCAATGCCGATGGCTACATCGCTTCTTTTATTACGGATGCAGGTGATCCTGGGCTTCTTGAAATCCCTGCGGGAAATTGGAACTTTGAAACCTACCTTTCTGCAACAAGTGGAGGTGGAAGCCCTACCTTCTACATTGAATTGTACAAAGTAAATTCAGGAGGCACGGCTACCTTAATTGCTTCAAATAGTGCTACTCCTGAATCTATTTCTTTAGGTACAAATATCAATCCTTATTTCTCTGCTTTGGCAGTACCTACTACTACCCTAGCATTAACGGATAGACTTGCACTTAGATACTATGTAACTCATGCAGGTAGAACTATCACTTTGCATACAGAGAATAGTCACCTTTGTCAGATCATCACCACCTTCACCACAGGCTTGACTGCCTTGAATGGATTGACTGCCCAGGTGCAGAACTTTGCGACAGGCACAAGTGGAACGGACTTTAATATCTCCAGTGCGGGGACTACGCATACTTTCAATATACCAAGTGCTTCGGCTGATAATCGGGGGCTAGTGACTACCGGATCTCAGACCTTTGCGGGTACTAAAACTTTTGCTGTGGATGCGGTTATCAACGGGGTAAGTGTTGGAAGGGGTGGAGGAAATGCGGTAGAAAATACTAGGCTTGGAAATAGTGCATTAAGTGTTAATACAACTGGTACAGGCAATACCGCTGCCGGATCATTTGCTTTATCTAAAAATACAACCGGCGTAGGTAATACGGCAGTTGGTACTCAAACATTACAAGAAAACACGACAGGTGAAGGTAATACGGCCGTGGGGCAGTTTTCATTAATAGACAATACTACAGGACTCAGAAACTCAGCCTTAGGTTATTTGTCTTTATCTGATAATACCACTGGAATTGATAATGTTGGAATTGGTTTTTTCTCTTTATTTACAAACACAACGGGTAGCGACAATACCGCATTAGGTCATAATTCGGGTTCCTATATAGCGGATGGTTCTACTACAAATTCAATTACAAACAATTCAATTTATATTGGTTCAGACACCAAAGCCTTAGCCAATAACC